GTCTGAGGCGTTGTCTCGGGTGTTGTCTGAGGCGTTATTTTTGGCGTAGTACTAGGCGTAGTCAGAGGCGTTATTTTTGGCGTAGTGCTAGGCGTAGTCAGAGGCGTTGCTTCAGGCGTCGTCTCAGGAGTTGTTCTTGGCGTAGTACTTGGTGTGGTACTAGGCGTAGTATTAGGAGTTACTTCAGGCGTAACTCTTGGTGGCACAACAGGCGGCACATTGCGTCTAGGCCATGTGTCAGGATTAGCAGGATCAAACTGCGGATCATTTGCAGGATCAGGCCAAGTTGTTGGATCTTTAGGATCAAATACAGGCAAAGCTGGATCGTAGACAGGATCGTTTGCCGGAGGAGTTAGTGGTTCCTCACCGGGTGGCGTAGCAGGTACAGGCAAACCAGAAACAGGGTCAATATATTGCCAAGGTTGAAGAACTTCAGTTGTATCTGTGTAATCTCCCGGTTGCACAACATATGCAGTTGTAGCAGGCGGTGTTGTAACTGTAGGAGATCTTGTAACTACAGGAGCTTGCGTAACACTAGGTGATACTTTTACATCATCTATTGTAATTAACCCAGAGTCACGTAAACGCTTTAAAGTTGCATCTTCATCTATGTTTAACCCGGGCGTATAAGTACCCAACGAAATGGCAGTTCCCAAAATTCTAGCAATGGAGCTACCAGCTGCTGTCAATACATTTTCTAATGCTGTAAGTTTTGTAGCATAAGCAGGATCATTTGCCGCAGCTTGCACAAGACGAAGCAATGGAGCATTAGATGCTGCACTTACCCCAGCCGCAGGAGCAGCCACAGCCGCCAAACCCGCAGTGTCATAACTATTAAGAATTGTTTGCGCTTGCGCAGCGTAATCAGTAGCGCCTGAAGTTCCTGCAAACAATGTATTGATATCGTTTAGACGTACAGGATTGCCATCAGCATCTGTTGCAATTACTGGATTATTAACATCATCATCAGCCGCGCCTACTTTTGTAGTAACAGTAGGTGTTTTAGATTTGTTGATTTCTGAATTTACAAGTCCAGTGATGGAATTCATCAAAGTCTGATCAAGCGGTTTGCCAGAAATTACACCTGTAACTGTATTTTTTAGAGCAGATTTTTGAGAAGCGGTTAGGCCAGTCAAATCAAAATTACCCATAATTGCATCAGCAGCGCCAGAGTAACCACCACTTGCAGCGCCCGCTGCGGCTGATGACAATAAATCTTGTCCAGTAATAACTCCAGTACCCGCCCCCACTGCCGCGCCTGTAAACGACTTAGCAAGAACCCCGGTTGGGTCAATTCCGTTTAAGTACGCAGTAGCGTCCTTCATTGCATCTAGGCCGGGTATTTGAGAGCCAACAAAAGAGGCCGCCGCACCTTTTATAGCGGTTTCCAGATCAGCGCCAGATAGCATTTTTATGGCAAATTGGGCGGCAATTTGTTGAGGTATAGATAAACCGCCTGTAGCCAGTGCAATACCAATTTGCCCAATTGGGCCAAGGTCTGATAAAAGATTCGCAAGATCGTTAGAAGATGCTTTTGTGGTGTAAAAGATTGGCGTGCCGTCAGCAGCAAACTGAACTCGATACCCAGTGTTGCCTTTACCAGCGAACGTACCACCAAAAGCATTACCTGTTTGGCGTTCACTATAAGTATTAGGAACTTCTTGACCTGTTAGTTTGTTGCCATAAACCTGTACAGTTTGAGTACCTGTTTCAATTTGATTTCCGTAGTCATCATAAGAATACGTTGGAACTTCTTTGGTAATCAAACCAAACTGTCTAATGTCTGTAATACCAATACCAGCCAAAATAGCAGCCATATCAGCAGCATTAGCCTGCGCGGAACCGTGGCCTTGACCCTGCCATTGGGATGTTAAATTTTGACTAAGAATCTGATTAGTTAACGTAGCAGTAGCGGTAGAGCCAGTATCTCTAACCGTGTTTCCATCAGCGTCAACAATTGCGCCAGCGCTAGTTAAATACGTACCATTATTTAAATCAAGAGGGGGGGACGTGACTACTGGAGCAGCGGTTGTTGCAGGAGGCGCAGTTGTTACGGGAGGCGCAGTTATTGTAGGAGCAAGGGTTGTAGCTGGTAATCCTAAATATTCTTGTACATACTTTGTGTAGGGGTCGTTAGGATTGTCAGTAATGTACCTATCAACAGCGCCTTGAAACGTAGACGCAAAGTCTGCTGGTTTAATTGCGCCAGACTTTAGCGCATTTACAAAATTGTCGTAACCAGCCTGATCAATCTGATTTGTTGCGCCGCCAATTCCAGAGCGCCCAATTGTTGCGTACGCAGCACGAACCATTTGGTCATAGTTGGGTGTATCTACGGCAGTGGAAGTATTGGTATCGAGTAATGATCTGGGTGAAGTTACTACTGGAGTACCCGTAGTTACAGGCGCTAACGTTGTTACAGGAGCTAAAGTTGTTACTGGAGCAGATGTAGTTACAGGGGTAGATGTAGCTGGTAGATATGGAGCAAAGACAGAAGCAATTGCATCTTCAGATAGCCCCATACCTCTAAATTGTGTAATTAAATCGTTGGTAGCATCTTTTCCGCCAAAAACGTCATACACACTTTCATAATTAAAAGCCGACGTAGCTGCTGGGGCAGACGTGACTACTGGGGCAGACGTAACTACTGGAGCATAAGTATCTTCCCCAAACTGTTGCGCAAAATAATCAACTGTTGCTGCTGGAGCAGACGTTGCAGCTGGAAGAGAGCCAATACCTAAAGCAGTGTTGTACCGAGATTGAACATCGGCTAAGTTAGTATTAGTAGCCAACGCCATTTGTTCTGGCGATACCCCAGCATCGCGCATAGTTGTAGCAATCAACGTGTCGTCTGCTCCGGGGTTGGCGTTAAACCAACCTAGAATATCTGCGTCTGTGACTGCCATTACCCAACCTTCCAATTCGTTCCGTCAGAGTATACGGGCACAGCAACAGCCCCGCCAGTCACAACGGTTGCCCCAAATGTTGGGCCTAAAGCATCTGTTACAAAAGCTCTTGCGCCTTTGCCTGAAGTGACTGCGCTGGGTAGCGTAGTTACGGTGTAATTAACCAAAGGGGGCACTACGCCGGAAGCCATTAACTGCGTGGTTAACGCATCAATCCTGTTGAAGTACAAACGCAAGATGTTGAGCATCTGGTCAAAATATATACGGTCGTACTCGTTCGGAGGTAACGGCAGGTTAGGTGCGGCTACCTTGTTCAATTCAAAATCGGTGGTGACAATAAAGCTCATCGTCTGCCGTCCGGTCTAATGTCAATACGGGTAGCGCCCAACTGCCATGTTGTTCCAAGGTTGTCCGAGCTAACTTTCAGGATTAACTGCCTGCCCCGCACGCGGGTATTAATCTGCCCTGTAAAGCCTTCCGTCACTGTGTACTGAGCGCCGGTTAACTTGTCCACATCCTTGTTTACCGCTGTGCCTGTGCCAGAGCCTGAATTCTGCATGGGATACAAAGTGTACGTAACTTGCGGAGTTGGCGAAGCATCTGACCCTGAGAAAGTCAAGTCAGGCAACATTCTCCAAACAAAACCAAATCTGTCGCCATCATCAATGTCAAATTCTGTGGATGAGATGTAAGCCTCAATGCCTGCGGGCGTACCCGTTTCGTTGTTGTCTAAGCCGTACTCTTGATCAACCAAGTTGTAGTTGTACGTAGCGGCAATCGGGAAGTCGCGCAGGCCAGAATCAAGCCAAGCTGTTCGCTCCATAGTGCCGTAGTACCAGATTTTTTCAAGGTAGTTGTACACTACATAACGATTAGCCACCAAGCTACCAGCCGCGCAATAGAACCACCAGACTTCATTAAAACCCTCGTTGGTACTGGCAAACACTTGCTGGTTTTGTTGGAGGTTAATGTCTTGGTAAACGTACCGGCGAAGATCGCAAGGTAAAGTCTGTAAACGACCATCGTATAGATAAAACTTATCCACGCCCATCCAGTACACCACACCAGAAGCTTGAGTTGCTGCGTTCTGACCAAGGATGGAGATGTTATCACCCATCAACTGGCTAGACCAAACTACAGGTGGGCCAATGTACTGTAAAGAATAGATGGCAGAATCAGTCCACACCAAAATCTCTTGCCGGGTTTGAACAGCAGTTACGATGCTAGAGCCATGCGACAGAGTAACGCTACCAGCCTGATTGGTTGCGGAGGGTGTCCAGTTAACCACAGATTCCTGATCCGACCAGCGAATTAACATGGGGTTTTGTACTGTAGAAGCGTAATCATTACAGCCAAAAGCAAACACAAAGCGACTTACATCAGATACAAAAACAAAGTTTTGAATGATTGGGCAGTCTGATGCGCCTGACAAACTAACAATGTTTACACCATTTGGCATGATGTAGTGGTCACCAGACTGCGTTCCTGTCGTGGTAATAGCCGCGCCGCCGACAGTAGCTGCTAAGTTAAAGGTATTGCCGCTAGTGTTAACGACGTAGTAGATTGTTCCGGGAGACAAGCCAGTCGGCAGGGCAGCGGGATACCCACTATTTGTAAAGATGACTGGAGAGCCATTGGGCAAACTATAAGCAGCCGTAACTACCGCAGGAGAAGCTATGGTAATTGAAGCCAAAGCAGGGTCTACGCCATAGCCAGCATCCCAGTAATAGATCGGGCCGCCACGGAAACCATAAACCAAGTCTTCACCAAAGTTATTCTGGCTCCACAATCTAATCGCAGATGTTGATGTACCGCCAAAGCCCCAAGTTCCTGCGCCCCATGTACCAGCACCCCAACCAGCTAGTGGGATTTCGTATGCATCACCCGTGTTAATTTGATAGACGGCATTAACAGTTGTACCGCCACCCGCCGCCACAGTTGAGGTAGCCGCCGTAGCCGCAGTAATTGTGTAGGTGTTAACATCAACGTAAGTAATAGAATACTCACCGTTTAAATCAAGGCCACCTACAGGCGCTACGTTGCTAAACGTTACAAAATCACCTGTAATTGCGCCGTGGGATGCGTCTGTAACCGTAACTAAGGTAAGTAGATTGGTTGTGGCAAATGGGTTATTTAGGATTGCCGCCGCCCGAATAGGCGTAATGTCGTTGTAGTTACCACCTAGTTCAAGATAAAACTTTAAGTTAGTGCCCACTCCAATAAGGTTTAAGTTGTCTAGCGTGATCCAGTTCCATAGGGAACGGCACAGACCTTGGAATGTAGATGTAGATATACGTGCCCAGCCACCGATCTTTTCAGGCGTACCTTGGCGAAACCGCACTTTGTCGGACTCATACCAACCACCTTCGTTGGCATAACGGGTGTTCTCCCGGTTAACGCCCGGTTTTAGTACAAGTTTTTTTAGTGCCATTGGTCAATCCAACAAAGCGCACTCAGCCGTGCGGCGTTTTAATAGTCCCGGCAGTACCTTACCGCCGCCTTTAGTCCAGAGCATCAGTTGTTCTTTTGCGCCTTCCCAATCATTGGCGTTGATTTTCCTCTTTAATGTGCTTGTTTGCAAGCGCCCCGTGCCCAAATTGTAAGCAAAGTCTACGATGGCATTGCACTTACGAACGTCAGTAATCAGGCCGGGGCAGTTACGCAGAACGCCGGGCAAGTATGTATGTTCTAACTCAATCATCAAAAGGGCGTGGGCCTCTTCCTGACTCATTGGCGCATCTTCCAAAGTCACCTTGCGTTTATCTGCGTAGTAGGTAGACCCGTAGCCAATCGTGGCTACATTGGCAGGGCAAAGATACGGCTTGGAGCGAAAGCCCTCAAACCGTTTGCACATCTCTGCGGCTAGTTCTAAATTCATAGCCCGCGCTGCTTCAGAGTTCTATCGAGGAACCAATAGTTAATTGTTCCAGCCAAGAGCGCCGAGAAATCAGGAGACATCATCATCTTGAAGACTTCCATAGGAGAAGCGCCTGCAAGCCATGAGTTCCAACCAAACCAAAGATGCACAAAAGACCAGACTAAAAGAATCCAGTAAGTTACAACAGGACGAACAGATGCAGACAAACTAGCGGCCCAACCACCAGCGGCTTTAACCATTACGGCTTGCTGCTCGATTGCAGAGTTAAAGGCATCCATGACTCCTACATCAACTGCCGCCTCTCGTTGCGCCCCGATTTCAGCCAGCTTCTGCTGACCGCGCAATGTCTCTAGTTCACACTGGCGTGTAAACATCAATAGCTCATGCTGGCGCTCATTCTTCTTGTCAAAGAACTTTAGCACCTCGGGGGCCAAGCGGAAAATACCGCCTAACGCTCCACCCAATATTCCACCAAATACTTCAAACATAATTAATCCTTACAAGTTTTTGATTTGTCGTCATTCTGCATGAGTTTGATACCAGACAGGAACCCAATCATGCCGCCGATAAGAGTAGAAAAAGCGGGTGAAATCATCTTGAAAATTTCTGCGTTGTCCACTTCCTTGGCCCACAGACCCAACATAAAGCTGACCACCATTGCCAATACGGAGATACATAGGGTTGTGCTTACCATGAGGGTGACCCACAGCGTCAGCTTCTCCTTTGTTTCTATCTGAGGTTTCTTGACCTGTCTGGGTATCGGCTTTCTGGTCATACAAGTTTGTCAATCTCGCGTTTAAGGTTTGTGATGTCAATGTTTATTGTGATCTGTCGCATCCTGTATTCATAAATCTCGTACTCGTACTGATGGAACTTCTTTACCTGTTGCGCTATTTGTGTGTTTAAAGCACGTTCAGCGTCAAGTCTTTCCACCCGTTTTGCAAACGCTTCTGTCTGCACATTGGTTTGAGGCTGGACAATCGGATACCACTTGTCGTAGCTGATCTTCATTTCTTCTCTCGCTCAAGTGCATCTTTGTATCCATGAATGATTTTAGTTCTGAGTTCTGCCGAATCTGCCGCGCCCGCCCACTCTGATAAGTTGTTCCACATCACTACATAATCTTGAGATCGACAGTGCTGTGCATTGTTTGTTAGCCACATTGACATCTGCTGATGGCGCTCGGAAGGGTTGTGGATTGTCCAAGCAATTGACCAGAACTCGCGTACATGGCAGCCATTCTTGGCTACGGCTCCAACTAGCCCCAACAGCAGTAACAGTATGAGCCAACGCATTCATCACACCAAAGTCCATGCAATTATGTACGTGCCATAGATGACGAAGGCCACCATACAGGCCGCCGCAATGAATGCTTCAGCCCAGTCCCGCATGATTAGGGAGCGTCAGGCCAAGTGATTGTCCAAGGGAAACCTGCTTGTGTAGGCACATCACGCAGTGCTTGGCGGTATGTAGCCCATGCAGTTTTATCCGCAGTGCTGTCGGCAATCTGTGTCCAGTCGCTGTCTTTGAGCAGTTGAGTACGTGATGCGCGTCTGGCTTTAGCACATTCTGCGTCTTTCATTGCGCGGTAATCAGCTTCATTTTCAGCGGCTGTTTTTGCAGGCTGAAGTTCTGTGGCAGGCGTATCAGTAAAGATAGGGCCAAGGACATAGTTTGTATGCCATTTGTCACCAATTTGCACAACACCTTGACGCATTGAGTATTGGTAAACCGTACCATTTGTAGGTTGTGGGCCTTCAAACACAATATCACCAGCAGGATCGCTGATGTATGTATCAAGCCACTCTTGTGTTAATGGACGGGGTGGCAAGTTCTGAGCAAAGCGAGTACGGAACTCACTCTCATACATAACTTCACCTGTTGAACGTAAACGAATTTCCATGATGATGCTCCTTTTAAGCAATTACGAGAAAGATATATGTAGCGCCATTTACATATTTTTGCGAATGGCAATGTAAATGTAGGTTCGTCCTGATTGATTTACGTTGTCTTGAATGGGTCTAAAGCCAGTAGCTGCCGGTTCCCCCGCGACTTGGTTTTGTTCTGCGGCATCAGAATCACAAAATAATGCTTTGTCTGAGCCAAAATCACCGTTTACAGTCCAACCGCGTGTTGTGTCAAGCATCCACCAGTTATAACCCGATCCAACATCTTTAATTATGACCCACTGGGCTTCGTATCCAAGATTAATTAGTTGCCCACCAGCAGCGCCATTACCTGTATACGTCCCGCACGAAATAATATTATCAGTACCAGTCAAACCAAAGCCACCAGCGTCATGGGCAAATAGGTAGGCAATATAACTTTGCCCAGAATCATTTACAGCGCCAGCCGCGCCTAATGAAAATACTGTATCTGTAGGCGCTGTGTCATTCCAATATGCAGACGACGTTGAAAAACTATTGCTACCATTAAGAATACCAACTTTTGTTGCGCCTTGAGACCTGTGATACGCGCTCCAAATAGATGATGCAGTTCTGTTTTTAACAATAATAAATCCGGGAACGCTCCCAAGATTATGCGCAACGGTTCTGCCAGCAGTCCCATTTCCTGTGTAAGTCACAATATCAAAAAACTTTGGCTGCTTGCGAAATGTCCAGATAACATTGTTTGAGCCAGAGAAATTTGAGTAACCGCTAAAACCACTACCAAGCGTAAAACCATTTGAATTAAAACTAGCCAAATTAGTTCCAGATGGCGAAGCAGTAGCTTCCGTATCTACTAAGTTTGTTTTAATAATTGCATTAATTCCGCGAACGGTATCTGTGATTTGATGATTACCCCCGCCGCCATAAGTACGACTTTTTAACCATGTCATACCGCCGTATGTTGCCAAATCAATCCCATTAACAATAGGCAACGTTCCGTCATTACCTGTATATAAAGACACCGCAAAAACATCTTGAACATTTACAAGAAAATTTCCAGCGATAGGCCAAACGCCTTGTTTAAGGTAAGCTGCTTGCTGGTCAAGCGTCCAAATACCCGGCGCAGTGCCGTTTGCAAATGGCCCTGTTGGTGTTGCTGGAGATTTCGTGATAATTCCGCCGGGGTACTTTGTACTCATGTTTTACCTTTAAGCGATTGCCAAGAAGATGTAGTTTGCGCCTGTCGTTGCATTCAACGGCGTTCCAGTGTTTACATAAAAGCCTGTTGAATATGGGCCAATGTAATTTGTATTTGTAACTTGAGCCGCTGAACTATTTGTCAAAATATACGGATCATTACTTGCGGTAATGCCACGGGTTGAGTCGTATACATACCAACTGCCTGTTGTATCCGTACGTTTAATTAAAACAAAACGTGCACCGGCAGTAAACCCGCAGTCCACCACAACATCAGAACTTGAGCTTCCCGTGTAAGAGCCAACTTTGGAAACACCAGCTACTGTGGCAAAAAGATAAGCAATATAACTTTTCCCTGCTGCATTTGTATCTTCACCGTTACCAGCACCTAATGTAAATACGCTTGCTGTTGGAGAAGTGTTATTCCAATAAGCTGAAAAAGTGGATGTTGCATTTGTTGCGTTTAAATATATGTAATTTGTATTCCCCATAGAAGCGGCGTAGACAGTCCAAAACGAAGAATTTGCAGGGTCTGTATTTCTGCCTTTAACAATCATCAATTCAGGGGCAACAGTTAAATTGTGAGTTACTGTTCTAACTCCCTCTGTCCCTGTGTAGCAAACAGTATCCATGAAGCCGGGGGCACGGCGCATGGCGTACAAAATGATGGTACTTGCGCTTGCTGTTGTGCTTTGAACAGACAGTATATTTTGTGTAGCGCTAACCCCAATTTCCTCAACCTGCGAAGCTTCGGAATTAGTTGAGTCAAATATCAGGTATGTATTCCCCGACAAGCGAGTCCTTTGCCTCCACGCACTTGTTAAATCGACAAAT